TATTAGCTGAAAAACGTCATGGCACCCATTCGCGGATTTTTTTCGACCCCATTAATCCAAGCCTTTGAACTTAGTGTTTTTTACGTGTCCGGAGTTCCGGAAAACCCCCCGGAATTACTAATTAATAATTCCAGGGTTTTTAGACAGTAGGGATAAACTAACTGACTATAAAAGAGCTTGACGTTTTTCAGCTAATACTCTAGGATTACGGGTAGAGAGCGAGCACTCTTTCGAGTGTTTTTGACCAGTTTTACAGAGGAGAGTCCCCGTGTTAGTCGAGAGAACGAGTCAACCACAGAAAAAACGACTCACTAATCTTCCGTTTAGAGTTTCGACGGCGGACACTAGCGTCTGTTCTACTCAGGTTTCTGAGAGGAACAGGAGTTTAGCTGTTCGGGAGCGAGTACTCAGGAGAGACGACTACCTCTGTGTTTGCTGTAGAGAGAAAGGTTTTGTGACGGTGGCGAGAGAGGTTGACCACGTAGTTCCTCTCCACCTCGGCGGTAGTGACTCTGACGAGAACAAACAGAGTCTTTGCAGAACCTGTCATATAGCGAAGACTGAGAGAGAGAAACTCGAGAGGCGCTAGAGTAGTTTTTCAACCAAACGGTCTGGAGGGAAAGATGCCTGTAAACGACACTAGAACAGCGGCGGAGTTAATTAGGGTACAGCACGAGAAAGCTTTGTTAGAGAAAGAGATCATGGACTCTCTCTACGAGCTTCCGGAATTGCCGGAGGACCCCGTTCTGCCACTCGACTATATGCTCAGAGTTTTGAACGACCCAGAGGCCAGTCCGGAGAGACGGGACAAAATGGCTGCTTTGGCTGCTCCGTTCCTTCATAAACGGATTCCGTCTGTGAGGATCGACGAGCGGCTAGGGAAGAAAGAGAAGAAGGCGGAAGCCGCGAAGCAGGCTGCGGAGAGTGGTAGGTTTCTGACAGGGGCCGCTCCGTTGAGAGTGGTTCAGGGCCAGGGGAGGTAGTTAGTGGGTGAGGGTGAGTTAGTAACAGCAGAAACCAAACCCCAGTGGTCCACGTCCTGCTTAGACTGGAGAGAGCGCATAGTCGCCGGTCAGTCACTCGTCCCGTTCCCTCCTCTGTTCCCCTCAGTCGCCGAGGCTGCTCTGAGGATTTTTAAAGAACTCGTAGTCGTAGATGTTGCAGGAAAGCCGAAGATGGGAGAGTGCTGCAGGAACTGGGTCTTTGACTTTGTTTCCGCGATTTTCGGAGCCTATGACGAGGAAGCGGGTAGACGACTGATTACCGAGTTTTTTCTACTGATCTCAAAAAAGAACACAAAGTCAACCTCAGCCGCTGGTATTATGCTAACGGCTCTCCTCGTAAATTGGAGGCACTCAGCGGAGTTTCTAGTCCTGGCCCCGACTATAGAGGTAGCAAACAACTCGTTTTTCCCAGCTCGGGATGCGATACGGGCGGACGTAGAGTTAGACGTACTCCTCCACGTTCAGGATCACCTTCGAGCTATAACCCACAGAGAGACCGGGGCTGTGCTGAAGATAGTCGCGGCGGACTCTGAGACTGTTTCAGGTAAAAAAGCGACTGGAATACTGATCGACGAGCTTTGGCTTCTCGGTAAAAAGCAGAACGCTGAAAATATGCTCAGGGAAGCCTGCGGGGGGCTCGCCTCCAGACCGGAGGGATTTGTGGTCTACCTCTCTACCCAATCCGACGAGCCCCCCGCAGGTGTTTTCAAACAGAAGTTGGACTACGCTAGAGGTGTTAGAGACGGGAGAATAGACGATCCGTGTTTTCTCCCCGTTTTGTACGAGTTTCCGGAGGATTTTCTGGAGAGAGAGGACCACAAAAATCCTAAAAACTTCTACATTACTAACCCCAACCTCGGTACCTCGGTAGACGTACCGTTCCTGGAGAGGGAGTTTAAAAAGGCTGTAGAGACTGGTGAGAGTTCTCTCCTCGGTTTTATGGCGAAGCACCTGAACGTTGAGGTAGGACTGAACCTTCGTTCAAATCGCTGGGCAGGAGCTGATTTCTGGGAACTCTGTGCGGCTAGTGAGGTTTCTTCTCTAGACTACTTAATCGAACACTCAGAGGTTATCGTGGCCGGCGGAGACGGAGGCGGTCTCGACGACATGCTCGGACAGGCGTTTATTGGTAGAGACGCAACGACGAGAGAGTGGCTGCTGTGGACTCACGCCTGGATTCACCCTATAGCACTCGAACGTAGGAAAGAGAACGCTGAGAAATATAAAGACTTCGAGGCCGACGGAGACCTGACTATAGTCTCAGAGATTGGCGAGGATATTCGTCAGTTTGGCGAGAATATTCAGAAGGTAGAGGACTCAGGACTCCTGGACAGGGTGGGAGTAGACCCCTCGGGGATTGGAGATATTCTCGATGAACTCGAGGAGAGGGCAATCCAGAAACCAGATGGAACCTCTGAGGATAACAGAGTAGTTGGTATTAGCCAGGGCTGGCGACTCAGCGGGGCTATTAAAACTCTCGAGAGACGAGTAGCGGAGGGGACTATAAAACACTCAGGTTCTCCTCTGATGAATTGGTGTGTGGGTAATGCGAAGGTTGAGCCGAAAGGTAACGCTATTTTGATAACGAAACAGGTCTCCGGGACCGGGAAAATCGACCCGCTTATGGCTACGTTGATGGCTACTGCACTTATGGCGTTGAATCCTAAAGCCAGGCAGCGGCGATCGGTTTACGAGACTCGCGGAGTTCTTGCTTTTTAGAGAGGAGAGGCTTGTGCGATTTATTTCAGACTTTATAACGTTCGTAGGGTTTTGCCTTCTAGGCACCGGACTCTGTTACCTCTACTCTCCAGAGCTTTCCTGCTGTGTGGTAGGCGTTTTACTGATAGTCTACGGTGTCTTTTTGGACCTCGTTCCTTGGTTTTTTGGTGAGAAAGTAGTAAAAAACCTCAAGAAAGGTAACGATTAATGGGCCTTTTCAGTACAGCAATAGCTTTAGGGAGGGAGAGGTTTAAAAACGACCTTTCACTAACAGACCCCAAGGCCTGGAACCCTCTCTTCTGGAATCTCCTCGCTGCGCAGACCTCCTCCGGAGCGAAGGTTAGTGAGGAAACGGCTCTCACCTACTCCGCTGTTTTCTGCGCAGTTAACCTCCTCGCCGGGACAGTTTCTACTCTCCCACTCAGACTGCTGAGAGAGAAGGACCGGCGGAAACTCGTAGCTACTCAAAAGCCAGCCCACCTCGTCGTCCACACTCGCTGGAACAGGTACATGACGGCTCAGATTGGTAGAGAGGTACTGGCTGCTCACGTTCTCCTCTGGGGGAATGGGTACGCAGAGAAAGTCTACAACGGAATGGGCGATCTTGTCGAGTTGTGGCCGATCCCACCGAATAAAGTGAAACCGAGACTTGAGGACGGAGAACTACTCTACGACATTACTGTCGGGGCAGAGATTAAGACACTCACTCGCGCTCAGATACTCCACATCCCCGGACTCGGTTTTGACGGGTTTGTAGGTTACTCAGTCGTTTCGCTGGCTAGAGAGTCTATTGGCCTCGGAATGGCGATGGAACAGTTTGGGGCTCGGTACTTTGGCAGCGGAACTCACCCCGGAGTTATCGTCTCGCATCCAGGGAAACTGACGGAGCAGGCTCACTCGAACCTTCAGCGAAGTTTGGTAGAGAAATACTCTGGACTAGGGAACGCGCACAGACTACTCCTCCTAGAGGAAGGTATGAGTATCGCTAACGTTGGGGTTCCGCCGGAAGACTCACAGTTTCTCGAGAGCCGGCAGTTCCAAATCCCAGAGATTGCCCGTTGGTTCAACCTCCCGCCGCACAAACTGAAAGACCTCACTCGATCGAGTTTCAATAATATTGAGAGTGAGCAGATTTCTTTCGTGATAGAGTCTGTCCTCCCCTGGTTGGTACGGTTCGAGACTAACTTCAACCTACAGTTACTCACAGACAGAGAACTCAAACAGGGTTACTACTTCAAACACAACGTAGAGGGTCTCCTCAGAGGTAATGCTGATGCCCGCGGAAAACTCTACCAGGTTCTGTTTGGAGTAGGGGCGATGAGTCCAGATGATATTCGAGACAAAGAAGACCTCGACCCGTTGCCAGAGGGAACGGGAAACCGCTACTTCGTACCATTGAATATGATTCCGCTCGATAAGGTGGACGAGAACCTAGAGCAGAAACAGGAACAGTCTCAGCCGCAGCCTGGGAAACAGGCACCAGAGGAGAAAGGAGGGAAGAACCAATGATTATTAACAGGCGTCCGTTTGGAAAGAAACTCAGTGCGAGGAAGACTGTGGAGAGTAGCGGGGCAGGAGTAGAGAACAAAAAACCTACTGAGGCCACTATCTACCTCTACGATGAGATTGGCTACTGGGGAATTACTGCTCAGGATTTCGTGGAGCAGCTGAACAAAACTGAAGCTGATGTTATCCATCTGAGAATTAACTCCCCTGGCGGGGACGTTTTCGCTGCTCGAGCAATTCAGGCGGCTCTCAAACAGCACTCAGCGAGAGTCGTAGTACACATAGATGGACTCGCCGCCTCCGCGGCCTCGTTTATCGCTATGTCTGCCGACGAACTCGAAATAGTCGAAGGTGGCTTTTTGATGATTCATAAAGCTCTTTCGTTCCTCGACGTCTTCGGTTACTTCAATGCCAGTGACCTCGAGGATATGGTTGCCGAGTTTGAGAAAGAACGGGAACTCCTCGGGAAGATCGACGACTCTATCGCTAACGACTACGCGAAGCGGAGTGGGAAGACGAAAGAGGAAGCGTTGGCCTGGATGGGCGCAGAAACTTGGTTCACCGCTGAGGAGGCTCTGGAAGCTGGTTTAGTGGATAGAGTGTACTCTGGAGACCCGGTAGAAAACAAACACGACCTTTCTGTTTTTGCTAAGGCTCCAGAGGCTCTGCAGAAACGGACGGTGGCGGCAAAGTTAACGAAGAGGGAAGTTGAGAGATCCTTGCGGGATGCTGGATTCTCCCAAACAGAGGCAAAGGCGATTCTGTCGGAAAGTCGGGAGAGTCGAGAAACTCAACGGGAGGTTGAGACTACTCAGGAAACTCCTCCGGTACAGACTACTGTTCAGGCAATTGAGGTAGAGACAGAGAAACCCGAAACTGTTAGTAGGAAGAAAAAAAGCCGAGTTGCAGAGCTGTTGGCAAAGGCTGAGATAATGGCCCCCTCAGTTTAGTGTAACTCAAATTCTCAAAACATTCTCTAAAGGAGAAAAAGCGTGAAGACTATTACCCAGTATAAAGAAGATATCAAAGCGTTGATGAAGAAAACTGCCGATATCGACGCAAAGTGCGTGGCCGAGAACCGTGAGCCGACCGAGGCTGAACTGACTCTGAAGAATGAGTTGTTTGATGTTGTGATGGAGACTCAGGAAATTATCCGTACTATGGAGCGTCAGGAGCGTGTTCAGGCCGCTCTCAGTACTCCGGCTGAGTCTCAGACTCGTACCCGTACTGCCCCCCTCGCTGAGGGCACTGCCCAGAACTCGAACTCCGGTAGGGTTGAGGTTCGTGAGAAAGACCGTTTTGGTTCTCTCGGCGAGCAACTCGCGGCTGTTATTAACGCTGGTCGTCCCGGTGGTCGCGTCGATCCGAGACTCCTCAACGCCGCTACTGGCCTCAACGAGACTGTTCCGAGTGACGGTGGTTTCCTCGTTCAGACTGACTTCGCCACTCGCCTCGCGGAGAATCTGTTCCAGAACGGTTTGATTGCCTCTCGTTGTGAGAGAATCCCGATCGGCGCTAACTCCAACGGAATCGTAATCAACGGTTACGACGAGACCTCCCGCGCCGCTAGCACCTTTGGCGGAATCGTGGTTTACCACGGTGAGGAAGCTGCGGAGAAAACCGCCAGTAAGCCGAAGTTCCGTCGTGTGGAGCTGGGCCTGAAAAAACTCATTGGCCTCTGTTACCTTACCGACGAGTTGATGATGGACGCTGGAGCGATGGGTTCGAGGATTTCCTCGGCGTTTTCGTCTGCCTTTGACTTCCAGGTTCAGGACGACCTTATCAACGGTACTGGCGCTGGCATGGCTCTCGGTATTCTGAACGCCGGCTGCCTCGTAACGGTTTCTAAGGAAGTGGGCCAGAAAGCTGACACTATCCTCGCTGAGAATATCGTCAAAATGTACTCTCGTCGGTTCGCGGCCAGCACTCAGAACTACGCTTGGTTCTACAACCAGAGCATCGAGCCTCAGCTGTTCACCATGTCTCTCGCGGTCGGCACCGGCGGGATTCCGCTCTACATGCCCCCCGGCGGAATCTCGGAAGCCCCCTACGGTCGTATCATGGGTCTCCCGGCTTACGCTATCGAGCAATGCCCGGCTCTCGGCGACAAAGGCGATATCATCCTCGCGAACTTCAAAGACGGCTACATCATGGCCGAGAAAGGTGGACTGCAGCAGGATATGTCCATCCACGTACGCTTCGTCTATGACGAGAGTGTTCTCCGGTTCGTGTTGAGGATGGACGGCCAGCCGTGGAGAGCGAGTGCCCTGACCCCGTACAAAGGCGGAGCAACTGCAACCCAGTCCCACTTCATCACTCTTGAAAATCGCGCCTAGTAAAGCGCCAGGGGGAGAGGTTTACTAGCCTCTCCTCTCACTGAACTGCAAAAACTAACTTTGAGAAAGGAGTAAAAACAATGAGTATGCGATTCTCTCCGGAAAAATTTCCGATTATCGAAGGTCACGAACCTGCCGCTTCTAATGCTGTAGCGGCTACTTGTGACCCTGTTAACCTCGCCAACGCTGAAGGCGTTTGGATTATCGTTCACGAAGACTACGCCGTCGACGCGAACCAACTCGTTATGACCCTCCGAGAGGGTGCAACCAGCGCTGAGGCTCTCGCCGGTACTTACGCGGTTTCGAAGACCTGGACTGGCTGGAAGAACATTGCCGCTCAGACTAACGACACGATCGTGAAACTCACTGCTGCTGCAACGTTTACTCTCGACGGTGAGACTGCTGGAAACAACGCTCTCTGGATGTTCTACGTCCCCGCCTCGATGCTGACCGCTGGTCGCACTTGGCTGCATCCAACCTTTGCAGCTGGAGACGCCGGGAATATTGCTGATGTACTCTACATTCTCGACGGTGCGCGGTATCAGCAGAGTGTGCCTCTTGCTGCTGTAGCGTAAGGTAGAGGGTAAAGGAGTAGAAATTCCCTGGGATTATTAATTAGTAATTCCAGGGAATTTAGGGCTTTGGTTGTCCGGTGGAATAGGGACAGGGAATAGGCGAAAAAACGCCAGAATCGGCCCCCCTGGATCGAATAGGGGCGGCTCGGTAGGGTAGGATGGGCAGACAGAAAAACGCCGTAAATCGCCTGTCAGAATCCCCCGGAATTAAACAGTAAATTCAAAGGAGGTTAAAAATGTCGTTATATGCAGACGACTTAGTTAAGATTGAAACTTTGGCTCGACGAGTCGCTCGGGAGGAGTTTCAGAGGTTGGTAGAGGAAGCGGAAGCTGCCGCGAAGAAAGGTGCAGTCCTGACTCCTACTCCGACCCCTGCTAAACAACCTGCTGCTAAACAAGTCGAAAAACCGCAACAAGCGAAAGTAGAGTAGTCAAACTCTAAACCTTGCCTGAGTTTTCAGGTGCTTTTACAAAAAGTGAGGTTTTAAAATGGGAAATACTAAGTGTTCGTATAGGCAGAAGTTCGGCGGAAACCAGGGTTTCTACGACGGGAGTACTGACGAAACTCTCCTCGTAATGGCTCCAGTACAGTTTTACGATGATTTTATCGGAGCTGACGTAGTTATTCCTGCCTCTGGTTCGCCGGAGTCTGGAGTACCGTGGACTAAGAAATTGGTCGGCGCAGCTCCTACTACAGTCGCTAAAACAGCGGACGGAGTCAACGGTCTCGTGGACTGTTCTCTCACTAACGCCGATCAGAAGCAGGACG